TCCTGAATCTTCTGAACTTGCTTTGAACAAATCAGACAAGCCCATTCTTTCAATCAACTGACCTATTACAGCATTTGCTTCACCGCTGCACACCAAATAATCTTGCCCGGCATCAGGTTCAAGAATCTTTGTTGCCAAAATACCGTGCCATGTACGACCTTTATAATAAAGTTCTGCTTTTGCTGTACTGACCCGGATTCTGTCAATAATTCCACCGTATTCTGTACCTTCAATGTACAAAATGAATCCTTCCTGACACACATGATTTTTGGTTGTGGTTTTTAACTCAAAATCATTTTCATCTGTACCAAAAGCAAGGTCAAAGGTGTAACTTTTCATTACACCTATATCTTCCTTTTGATTGTTTGCATATACTAAGTCCATCTTGGTTCACTTCTTTCTTCCAACAGAATCACATCAAAGCCAAAGGTATTATCCCAAGTTACTGTGTTTTGTCCTGATGGTATCTGTTCAAACACATAGGATGCGCGATTTCTTTGATTGAAACAATTCACCGTTGTACCGTCTTGCTTTGTCAGATATATGGTCTTTTCTAAGCTATCAATGGTCAAATATTCACCGTCACCAACTGAACAATTCACCTGATATGTGTGACCGCCAATATGAACCGTTGGGTTGATTGCAGCACCGTAAATAATCAGCTTGAAATTAGTTCCAACAAATCCTGTGTTGTTCAGGGTCTTATTTGTCATATCTGATGTATAGTCATATGGGAAATCACGCTTGAAATCTAAATTTTTACCACCGACTTTATCACCGCTTGTCTGACCATCTGTTGTAACCCTTCCATCTGCCCGGAAGGATGTTGTGCTTTCTTTTACCCATTGTGGGTAATCAGTGACAATGGAAAGGGTTGTTTCCATGTACCCCTTCCGCATTAAATACTTACCTTTCTTACTACCTCTGATGAAACATTTCAAATAATAATCACCAATAATCAATTTTCCATGTTGCACGGCAAGTATATCTTTTTCACCAATCTCCAAAAGTTTATTTTTCAGGACAAGTCCTTCTGCATCTGAATTACAGTGAATAATAATGGGGACTGTCTTTGTGACAATCCCCTTATTGAATCCTGATATTTTGTTATTATCAGAAGTGTAGTTCCAACTGTAATCATGCAGGTCACTGTAATTGACAAAAATTCCATTCTTGCCCCAGTCCATTTCTTCTTTGATATGGTTTCTGAATTTGACCTGTTCTAACACCGCACTACACCGCCTTTACCAATCTTGCAAATTCACGCTTGTCTATATCCAAACGCAAACTTGCTATTGCTTCTAACAACGCATCAGGAAGGTCACCGTTATCCTTGATGATAATTTTCAACAGTTCAACAATCACTTTCAAAAGTTCAATGACCTCTGAACCGCCTACAAAACCACCCTGATTTTGCATTTCTTCTGATACTCTCTGAATCCACTGTGTGTTACGTTCCAAAGGAACAACAGCTTCTGCACCATCCTCACCAATTTGTGCAATGGTTGGTTTGTTCACAACTGTACCTTTTGCCAGTCTTGGAAGTGATACTTCTGATAAAGTGATGGATATTGGGTCAAATCCCAAAAGTTCACCTGCTGCATTTGCAACACTTTCAATACCGTCTAACAGTTTATTGATACCCTTAATGACACCGTTGCACATGGTTTCTATACCACCAAGAATCTTGTTCACAACACCCTTGATTGCTGACCAAATACCCTCAAAGATACTGGTGACGGAATCCTTCATCTTTGTAAAAATGTCAGACACCGTTGTCTTAATCGTGTTGAATGTGTTGGTAATTCCATCCTTGATTTTGGTGATTTTGTTGTAAATAGCCATATACACATTTTCCCATGCGTTTTGAACCACTGACCAAATAGCTGAACCAATAGAAACAAGGAAATCTTTAATCAGTGTGAACACATTGGTTATGAAATCCATCCCGGCTTGCAGAATACCTTTCACAGCTTCCCACATACCTGACCAATCACCTGTGAATAGTGCAACGAAAAATTGAATAATACCGCCAATCACATCAAATGCTGATTGGAATATTGCCTGAATGGTTGTCATATTATCCTGAATGAAGGTAACAACCCAACCAATCACTTCTTCAACTACTGTCAAAATACCCTGAATAATCGGTGTCAGCACGGTTGTAATAAAATCACATAATTGCTGAATAATTGGAATCAGCATTGTTGCAATCTGACTGATTACCGAACCAAGGATTGAAATGATTGGTGATAGCACAGTACACAATGACTGAATTATCAAGATGATTGGTTCAAGTAATGCTGTTATTGCAGGTAATACAGCCTGAACAATTTGTAATAGTGGTGGTATCAACTCTGATAAAAGCTGTGCAATAAGTGGAACAACTGCATCTATCACCTGCATCAGAATCGGTGTCAGTTCTGTCACCAATCCAACCACAATAGGAATAATTTCTTGTGCAATCTGTAATAATGGTGGAATCAGCTGCTGAATCACAGAAACAATACTTGGAAGTACACCTTTCAAGGCATCACCCATCTGTGAAGCACCTTCAACAATACCATTGAACAAACCGCTAAAATCTAAACCTGTTGATGAACTTATCTGTTCAAAGATACTTCCAAGCGTATCAACAAGTACCGGGGAAAGTGTGCTTAGTAGTGAAGGAATCATTGTAATCAGTTCACTAACCAAGGTTGTTATTCCTGACATCAAGGGTGGTAATAACTCACTAATCAAATCAGGCAGATACCCGGCAATACCGCCAATAATATATTCTACTGCACCAACAATCTTTGGTAATACTTCAATGACTTTGGGTGCAATATTGTCAACTACAGTTACAAAGGAATCAATTACAGCATCCATCAAGGTTGACAAATCTGCATTTTCATCTGCAAGACCTGTTACAAAATTAGTCCAAGATGCTTTCATCATTCCAATAGAACCCTGAATTGTAGTTGCAGCTTCTTTTGCTGTTGTCCCGGCAATACCCATATTTTCCTGAACAACATGAATTGCTTCTACAATGTCAGCATAGGAAGATAAGTCAAACTTTTGGTTTGCCAGTTTCCCGGCATCATCCAAAAGCCTTTGCATTTCCTCTTTTGTGCCACCATACCCTAATTTCAAATTGTCAAGCATGGTGTAATTCTGCTTTGCAAATCCCTGATAAGCGTTCTGTATAGATTCCATACTTGAACCCATTTTGTTCGCATTATCAGACATATCTACAATAGCTTTGTCTGCAACCTCAGCTGCCTTGACGGTATCACCGTCTAAACTGCTTATAAGTGCAGCTGAAAATGATGTTACAGTTTCCATGTAAGCGTTGGCAGATAACCCGGCTGTTTCATATGCCTTGTTAGCATGGTCAATAACTGCATCCTGCGCTTTCATCAGGTTGTTATATTCATCAGATACATCATCAACAGATTTTCCAACGCTTTCAGCGTATTCTTCTATTGACTGACCACCTGCACCAAATAGTGTTTCTACACCACCAACCAACTGTTCATAATCTGCATAGCACTGAACAGCCTTTGTGGATAAAGAAACAAGTGCTGTAGCTGCAACAGTAGCTGTAGCAGCCAAAACAACAGCACCTGCTTTTGCAAGTTTCTGTAACCCATTCCCTATTTTTTCACCTATTGATGATAGCTTACTTTCTGACTTTTCTGCCTTGTCAACTGTATCATCTAAACTTTCATTTGCTTCTTGGGTGTCAACTGCAACTTTACCAAGAAGCGTAAATAAATCCGTCATATTTTACGATTCACCCCCTTGTGATGGAAGGTTGAAACCATTCAATATAGCATTTGAACGTGAAACAATTTCTTCTTTCTTTGCTTCTGTCATTACTTCTGACTGGGTTGTCTGATTCTGTGCTTCCTGCTTCCAATCTGCAAAAGATTTTCCATATACCTTGTGTAAAAAGAAATCCCATTCCATAGCTTCAGTTTTTTCTTCTTCCACCTTATTTGTCAGATATTGTGCAAAATCATAGAATCCTGCGTTTTCAATCAAAGTGTCTACAAAAGAAAATGGACTTGCATACCTTTTATGTAGCAAGTCCATAAATTCATTTAACCCAATCTGCTGATGTAGCCAGAAGCAACCTTGAAAAAATCCTTAAATTCTTCCTTCATGATGAAGTCAAGAATCATTTCCATAAACACATCAATGTCAAGATGCTGTACTTCTTCCACACTCATACTACTTACCCTTGATAACAAAGTGTAAACTTCCTGTTCACAAAGGGGAATGTGTTCCAAGATTTTGTTAACCAATTTAAGCGCAACCCCTATTCCGATAATATCAAGATTCTGTTTTTGAGGTTGTTCAGTCTGTTCAGCGTTGTTTGAACCCTTAATCTGTTTTGCCCGTGCAATCAACGATTTAAGGGCATCACCTTCAAAAACCTGTGTCAGTTCATCCAAGCCAATCTTGCTGATAATTTTAATCATTGGGAACAGGTCTGTGCTGTTCAACCTTCTGAACGTGTAAGGTTTTACCCTTTCAGGTTCAGAAGTAATCACTGGGGTAACATTTTCATTCATAACAGGCTGTGAAACCTGTTCAGCAACCCCTTGTGTGTTCATATAACCTTCATATGAAGGAAATACAGAAGAAGGTGCAGAAGTGTTAACCTCTGCACCGTGATTATTCATATAAGCATTATTTTCCATATCATTCATCCTTTCTGTTTAGCAAACTTAACTTTTAGAGCAAAATTATCCCTGCACTGTTTCCGTCCCATCAGTGGTTACTTCTGTACTTGCACTTTCACTGTTGGGATAGTAAATATACACAGGTAATTTATCCTGTGAAGTGTTAACATCAAATGCAGCATAAGGCTGAAATGTAACAGGGATAACAGTGTTTTCTTTGTTCTTCCCGGATAACTCCAAACCGCTTGTGCAAAGTGCATTTTCCATGATAATGATGATAGGTGTATCATCTGCAAGGAATCCAACAAATGCAATGTTGTCAACATAATCTTCATCAGATAATACAGACTTAGTTGCCAGTTTTGTGAATCCTGTTGCTTCTGAACTCACTTCTTCACCAATCATAGCCATCTTCAAAGATGCAGGTGTGATTTCCACAAGATTGATTTCAAGGGAAGCTGTTTCTCCCTGCTTCTGTGTCAAACCTTTTGTATCTACAACAGCACCGTCAATATCTACCTTTACAATTTCAGGTATCAGTTTGAAAGTGTTACCGCCTGATGTAGCACCAAAAATTTCACCCTGCCAAATGCTTTTGCTAGTGTCCCATTTCAGATTTTTGTAAATCGTACCTGCACCAAGCAATAAGGACTTGGGTGTTCTTTCTGTGATACCTGACTTTTTCAGTCCCTTAATAAGACCCATACTTTTCACCTTTTTTAACCTTTCCAAGATTTTATTTGTAACAATGTTTGTACTTTTTGCAGCTGTTCATCACCTGAATCTACAGGCTGACAACTCAAATAATAAATTGCTATTGCCTGATTACCAAGCAAAGTAGTATATCCCCCAACTTTAGGGAATCTTTCTTCAATCTTTTCAGCATCTACCAACAGTTCATATAACGTACCATCAGAAGTTTTGCTTTTCCGATTGAAGCCATCCAACACAAGGGTGTATTCCTGTTTTCCATCTTCTGTGCCAGAATCTACAGGAAGTAATTCACCAACGTGGTATGGATAAGTTGGGGGTGACTTCTTATTCACCTGAAAGTGGTAATCAATCCCGGCTGATTTCATTTCATCAGCAATCAGTTTCAGTATTTTTTTCATCACAACCCCTTGAACCTTTCCTGTGCCATTTTCTGCAACTGGTTTTTCAATGCTGTGTATGCTCTGAACATTGGTCTTTTTGCTTTTTTACCATGTGTGAAGTGTCCTTTTCCACTTGCATCCCTATAGAACCAACCGCCTTTTCTACCATCACCATTCAGTGCATATTCACCTGTACCAAATTCTTCCCAAATTGCATTTTCATAATTTGACCCAACGTAACCTTCCAGTTTATCTTCATCAACCGTGTACTGGTAAGAACCTTTAGTTTTTCCAGTTACCACTTTTGAATTACGCTTAGTCTGTGCTTCCAGTTCCCCACACGCTTCATAAAGCCAAGCAATCCCGACTTCTTTCAACTTTGTCTTTGCCTGAATACGATTATCAATAAATGCCATTACTGACCACCGCCCACATACTTCAAATAGATTTCCAACTGCAAGTTCATTTCCATTGGGTTATCATACAACTTCACTTCATACACCTTACCATTCACAATCATTCGACTGTTTTCAGGTGTGATTTCTTTTCCCGGTTCTTCCCCCTGTGTTGCCACTAAAGGGAAGTAATCACACAAAAACATATGGGTTGATTCCTGAATTTTGGTGTTATAGTTCACCTTGTCAGAATCACCGCTTGACAAATCCAACCACCCAACAAAAGGGGGAAGTGCATCAACCCAAGCTGATACATCTTCCCCTATTTCATTCTGTGTGATTGTCTGCATCTGAATGACTGCTTCAATATTACCGCCAATCTTTCCCATATCAGAACCTTGGCTTCATGTAGGGCTTTAAAAAACCAAGCAGGGAAACCGGGTAACCCATCACTTGATTATTGGTATCTTGGTCATAATATGTTACGGAATGCCGGGAAAGGGTTTCTGACTTGATACCAACCTTTGAACGGTTGTCTTTTTCCCAAATCATCAAATCAATTACCCCCTTTTGCACATCTGCCGGGTATATTACTTTGGTTACTGTGTTCAATGGAAAATCATACACATCCCCATCAAGCGTGATTCCTTCATCTGTGATTTCAGCAATTCCATATAAGCCATCATTGACCATAGATTGTGAAATCTGCACGGTATCACCCACCTTGAAATAAGGTGAGTGACCAAGCAGAACACCGTTTTCAATCGGTGCTTCAATCCTCATAGCCCTGTTCTGAAAATTATTGTTGGTGTATGCCCTGATAAGGTTTTCAATGGCTTCAAGTTTCATAGAAAGCACATCTGTATCAATTCCCTTGAACTCTTCCATTGAAGTTAACTTTTCAACTTTCACAATCATCAGGAACACCGCCTTTCATCAGGCTTTTGTTACTTCATAACCGTTGTGTTCTCTGAACCATTCAGCCATTCTTTCAGAAGTAACGTGTGCTTCACCATTGGCAAACTGAACACCACCTGCACCAATGCCACAAAAAGCAGGATTGGATTTCACTTTTACGATATATCCCTTGTCCTGTGCAGCTTTGCTTTCAGCATCTTCCTTTGCTTTCATAACCTTGGCAACAGCTTCATCAATCAAAGCCTGTGTTGCCTGTTCATCAAGACCATCTTTTTCAGCTTTCTTTGCAGCTGTTTCTTTTGCCTTTTCAACCTTTTCTTCCCAAGTTAATGTTGCCATATCTTACACCTATCCTTTCATCATCCCATTGAAAACAAGGGTGGATGAACAAACACCCACCCAGTTACTTACGCAATCTTGATGTTTCTAAGAACACCTGCGTGCTGTGTATTTTTCAGTACAGTTGCAGCAATCATTTCAACTTCTGCATCCTTTACCGTACCGGGTGCAGAGAAGTCAGGAAGGTACTGATCAATAACAGAACCACCGTTAAGGCTGATGCCGTGAAAACCATCACTTACATCAAACTTAACTGCATAAATGTCAGTAAGTCCAGTAGTCTTGTTAGACGCACCATTGATGGTACGCTCCAAGCCCTTCTTAACAACAGCATTAGCTACAGCTGCACTATCAGATACAGTGTAATAATTCTGTAAATCCATCATACGGACACCATCTATGGACACAACTCTCTTACCAAATGCTTCTTCTGATTCTGTCCTATAGCCAAGGATACGTGCCACAGTCTGAACCTTGGTGATCATGTCCGTATTCATGAACAGGGCATCAGCCTGTGTGGACTTGATCAGAAGGGAAAGTGCTTCATAAAATTCATCTGCATTATTTTTCAGAGTTGCAATGGTAGATAAGTCAATGGAACTCTTTGTACCGTACTCTGTAGTAGTACCTGCAAGCATGGAATCCAAGCCCTGAAATTCAGGATGATCACCGGATGCAGTGGTTGTTGCATCACCGTTAATCAGCGTGTAGTGAAACAGGGAAACAACCGCACGGATATGTTCCTCAATCTGATATGCAAGGTTGTCATACTTACCTGCTACCTTATTCAGAACACGGTCAAGCTGAACTGCACCGCCCATGATGGCAAGGTTTGCTTCACACTCCTGCTTGGTTGCTGTGCTTGCAGTGTAAGAACCGTTCAGCTTACGGAATTCAGCAGTTGCAGGAAGAACCTTTCTCAAATATTTGTATTTCATGGTAGAACCACCACCGGATGCGCTTACGCAATCGTCAAACTTAAGTAACTGTAAGATTTCAGATTCACGTAAGAAAATGTCTACGATCTGATCAAAGACCTTATCAGACATACCTTTCTTAATTTCTGCTAATGTCATAGCTGCCATAATTAGTCACCTTTTTAACCTTTCTTATTCATTCTTGTGTTCATACTTCATTTCCAGTGCTTCCGCTAACGTTTTAGGTTCAGTAGAATCACCTGCGCCATCTTCCGGCTTATCGAGTCTATGCTCCTGAATGTCCTTCTTTCCGGGTGCGTCAAAGTTACCGGGGAACTGTGTTTTCAGACCTGCAATCAGATCATCCTGACCTTTCAGCTTTCCATCTTCACCAATCTTCAATTCACGGTCACCTGTACCTGCTTTGAACATCAGATAATCAAGATCAGATGCCTTTGCACCTGCATCAAGCAGCGCAACTTTCAAAGCACCATCCACTTTCAGCTTTTCATTTTCAGCAGTTAACGTTGCGACCTTAGCTTCATAATCAGTGATTTTGGTCTGCAATGTGCTATTGTCACCTGCGTCCTTTTTCATCTGTTCAATTAAGGTCTGCGCTTCCGTCAACTCTTTGGTAGTAGTGTCATGATCTGTTTTCAGCTTTCCATATCGTGTATCAAGGTTTTCTTCTGATGCAGTGAAGATTTTGTTCTGCTTCATTTCACCAACAACCTTTTCAACCTGTTCATCAGTAAGCCCCTGTGCTTTCAGAATTTCCTGTAATGTCATTTCTTTTCCCTAACCTTTCATACAATTTTTACGTGTTATGTCACGAATTTACTTGGTTGATGTTTTACATCATCACTGATGATGGGTATATAAAAAGACGGTCATTGACCGCCCTTCTAACAAAACTGTTCAATTATTGTTCAGTGCTAAACAAAACCACTTCTAAACATATTTTCACCTACTTTCAAGCATAAGAAAAGCAAGGTGCACGGTTTTGTGCCCTTGCTTAATTTCTGTCTTTGAAGAAGTCAGCCCAATATGGATTTTCTTCATCAAATATCTTCTTCTGTTCCGCTGTTAACTCATGGGGATAATCACGGAACATATTGAAAATGCGTTCTTTATCAAAGCTGAACAACCATTCACCTTTGGTTTCAGGGTTGTTCACCCACCATATTTTATCATCAGGATTGTTTTTTACAAAATTACTTGATTGTGCCATATTTTCCTTTCTTCTGATCCGATTCAGCAGTATTGATATACCCCAATAACTGCCTGAATTCATCAGTTTCAAAATCAGAATCATCAATATCAATCATAAAATCACCCACAGATGGTAAGTTGGAACTGCAACCAAATCTGCTGCTTAATGTGAATCTTGGATTTCCATTGAAATCAGTCCATCCGCTGTCCCTTGCAGACTGCAATTCCAAATACTGCAATCTACCATCTTCCAATTTTCTTACAATAGATGCGTGCCGTCCACAGCACAAATAATACTCTTTTCCTACCTCACATTGTTTCAACAATCGGTTTCCAACAGTAAGTGCAGCTTTTCCGTCTGCTGTTAAAACTTTAAGCCCATCCACTTCTGATAATTTTTTCAAATTCCAACCAGTAGAAAAAAAGCTTTGACTTTCACCGCCACGAAAATCTAAAACATCCCATCCTTGTTTTTGTCCAATGTATGCCAATCCCAAGGATGCACATGAACCGCTTGTGCGGTCACCACCGGATAACGCTTGAATGATGCTGTCCGGTGTAACATTTGTTTTGTGATTTTCAACAGCAATGTATTCAACTTTTAGTCTATCATTCAGTGTTTTGAAAAAGCCGTCATAGGTTAAATTACTTGAACCAGTTGGTTTAGGTAGCTTTCCTATTTCCACTGTATCAGCATTTTCAGGAAGTTTCAAGTATTTCTGTTTATAATCTTCAAAATCCTTGGTTTTATCCAGTCCAAAGAATTCTGCACGTTCTTTCAAGGTGTCCAATTCTTCCTGACCTAAAGCCCATCTTGCACGCTGCAACAGACAGCACCGACAATTACAATCTTCTGCCGGGTTACCAAATGCACCGGGGTACATGGCTTTCATTCCTGCCACTTCAAAGGGTTCATCTATTTCCCTGATCTGACCGTCCAATTCCCTGTGCGTTGGTCTCGTTACACCGTCAAGTGTGGAATCCCATTGTTTCAGCACATCAGCACCTTTGGACTTGGCACGTTGCTGACAATGCAGGGTTGACTGCTGCTGAACCCTATGACCTTCGGTTCTTGCAATCACCACTGCACGCTTATACGCTTTGTCAAAAGAACTATTCATGCCACTTGCAATCTTTCCAGCTACCATGTTCCAAGAAGAACCGTTGCTGATTCCCCTTGAAAGTTCAGCCTTGATTGATTTTTTCAGGTGGTTGGTATCCTCACCCATGCGCTGATATAAACCTTGGGCTATTTTGGAATCAACCTGTAATGCCTGAACCACATCTTCCTGATTGATTGGAAAGCAAAGAGGAATCCCCTGCCCCTGTAGGTCATACATTGTACCAATGAATCCTGTTTCATAGCACTGACCAAGATAATCAGCAATGCTTGCAAAAGACTTGCTGTTCAGGTCATTCAGGATACCGTCAATCTGCTTCTTGATGGCTTCCTGATATTGTTTTTGGTACACAATGGACTGTATGTTTTCCAAATCGGTACGCATGGACAATTCCTGAATCTTGGCTGCACAATCCTTAGATGCTTGACTGTACACCTGTTTCAACTGCCTGATGATACGCTGTTCATCCGCTGCGCTGATTTTTTGAACTTCAAGCTGTCGTTTGTTCACTACCATCACCACCTTCATCATCAGGTGTCAAATCGTTCAGCTGTGTCTGAACCTGTTGCACTTGGATTTCCGGCTGTTCCTTTGCCTGTTTGTCAAGCCTTGCCTTCACTTCATCATAGTCAATATCAAGGATTTCACAGATGGCTTTCAAAATGGTTTCATCATCAAGCAGATTTGCAGCAACCATCAGTGTGTTGATCTGCTGATTCTGTTTTTGCGCATCAGTCAGTTCAATCTGTGCATTGTCCTGTGCATTGGTCATAACCTCACGTTCAAAGACAATCTTCACATCTTTCATCTGATAATCACTTTCAAATTCTTCATTGATTTCAGCTAAAACAACCTTCAACAGCTGTCTAAGGAACTGCTTCAACCGGATTTCCAACTTATTACATTTCAGGTCAAGCAGTACATACCGGGACTTGATTACAATGTTGGTAATATTTCCATCCCCAAGCTGTGCTGAATTGAACCCCATACCAAATCTGTAAATGTTCTTTTCATCCAGTTCCAACTTAACCTTTCGGGCTTCATAGGGGATATCTATTGTCTTGATATCAACACCACCGTCTGCATCAACACCAATATGCTTCTTCACCCGGATGTTCTGAATCATTTCATCAAGGTCAGCACCCTGAAATCCTTTGACCACATACAAACCTTCACCAATATCCTGTAAGTTGTTGGATAACCCACAAGCCATCAGGTCATAATCATCAATCAGTGCTTTGACCGCTTTCAATCCTGATGCCTGTTTACGGTTGTTATCCAACCGGAAGAACGGAATGAAACCGTAACCACCATTACCTTCATAATACAGGGCATCATCACCTGTCTTGGTGTAAGTGATATGTGGTCTTGGGTTGATTGACTGTGAATCATCCAATGCAATCTTACCACTGGACACCTGTACATAATATGTGGTTGTATTGGCGTCCCACACCTGAATACGTGTGATTACCTTTCTACCCTTATCAATTCGATCAGGATAATAGTAAATAACATAATCACATCCATCATCTGTGTCTTTACCACGTACTTCAATGACCCCCATTGAATCAGCTGTCATGAATCGACTTCTTCCTGATGCTGATTTATAGGCATACATATTTTCAAAACCTTTTGCAATACATCCGGTCAAGCATTCTTGCAGTTCTGCCCTGAACTCATCACCAAAGTAGTCATTCAGTGCATCCTGCAACTTATCATCTGATTTTGCAGACAGCATGAATGGTTCATCACTGGATAGCATATACTGAACTTGCTGATCAACCAATTCAGTGAAGAATGGATGTGCAATTTTGATGTTACTTCTTAGCTTATCTTCCTGTAACTTACCGTCTGCATCTACATAGTAGGTCTTGTAATCTTTGATATCATGCAGACCTTCATAGTAGTCCAAGCCTTTCTTGGCAAGTCTCTTTTTTTCAGAAGCCTTGTCATTATCTATAAACTTTCCAATCTCTTCAATCGTCAATGCCATATTTACACACCGCCTATTCCAAACAATTCTGCATTCTAAACAGTTCAATCAGTTTAGGCATCTGCATGGCAAGATAATTGACAAGCTGTTCATCTGAACATTCATCAATCAGCCCTGATTCAAATAAAAAAGCATGAATGATTTCATGCCTGCATACTTCATTGAACCGCTTCTTTTTCACATCATCTGTGTCTGTTGGGTTAAGCATCTTTTCCATAGGCTTAACCATGATTTTTTTTGAATAAGTCTGACACAATCCATCTGTATCATCAGGTAATGCATCCGAAACCTGCATATCATATTCCTGACCTAATATATTAAGCATTTTTTTTGACCCACCTTTCTAATAAATCCATGTGTTAGGTTCATACAAACATAAAGCCAATGAATCAGCCACATCAGGTGACCCTAACCCACGTTTTTTCATATCATCCTTACTTTCAAGCTGAATCTTTCCCTTGGAAGTCATGTGATACTTCCGAACACTCAACTGTTTTATCATTTCTGCATCATTGGGAAGTTCAATTTCAACTTCCTTACCCTGCATATTATTTGAAAAGTTAACTTCAAGTAGTTCTTTTATGTGACCCCAAAGCTGACCGCCAAGATTGAAATAATATTCATCTGTGGCAGATTCACCGTTGTTCACTGGAATCACCTTAATAGGCAACCGTTCAGCCTTGACTACTTCCTTCAATCTATCCGTCACACCGCCACCAACACCGGAATCATCCACCTTCACAATGCAGTTTTTCAACTGTGGGAACAGTTTCATGTATTCCTTGCAGCACATCAGCACATATCCGGCTGTTTCCATGGTGCTTTTCTTCACATACTTCCTGAATTCAAACACCTTTGTGCTGATTCTTGGTGTGATCACAGTCTTATCATCACCGAACCGGGCAACATCCACACCAACATGAAGAGTTTTTGCTGCATCAATATCAGCCTGTTTCAGTTTGTTCAGCACTGAACAGGCAAGTTCAACCGTTTCCAATGATATGAAGGAATCAAGTGCACCCTTTGGGAATTGACCATCAATCCTGACCCGGCACACATCTGAATCTTTGCCATACTTGGATTCAAGCATTTCAATATTGTCCTTAGATGTACGCTTTGAATCCCGGCTGCTTACTGTGTGAGTCTTGAATTTATCTCGGTCTTTATTGAAAGCATCAAAGAACACACCTTCAATTCTGTTTGGGTTTCCCATCAGAAGCAGTTTATTGTCTGAACCAGTCAGTGTACCAAGGATAGCTTCCATAATCGGATCAGAAACACCTGATGCTTCATCCACAACAATCATCATGTGATCTTCATGGAATCCTTGCATATTTTCAGGTTTGGTTGCTGTCTTGGCAGTAGCAAACCACCGTTCAGAATCACCGTTCATGTACACCTTAGTTTTTGTCCATGTCAATAACTGCTTGACCTTGGATGTATCAAGCCACTTGGCAATTTCAGCCCACAGCACATCATAAAGCTGTTGCATGGTTGGGGCTGTTGCTATGACCTTTGAATAAGGTCTGCACACCAAGAACCAAATAATAAGTCCGGCTTCCAGTGCAGTCTTACCTACACCTTGCCCGGACTTCACAGCAACCTTGGGTTCAGCTGCAACATCAGCTGCAACCAAGGCTTGCCAATCATCACATTCCATATCAAGCATATCTTCCAAGAATTCAGCAGGATGGTCATAGTAGAATTCAAGGGCTTCAATCAGTTCCGTTTCCATCCTGTTTTTCACCCCTTCGTTTTGCTATGGCAATAATGGCTGCTTTCCAATCCTGCACCTGTTCTTTAGAATCTGCTTTGCTTGCACCTTCCAGTTCCAAATAGTCCTTAATCATGTTTTTCAGGGAATCAACCGCTTTGCTTTGTGCTTTCAGGAAAGTTGCCTGTTTATCCCAAGCCTGTTGTACCTCCCATGTTTCCCCGGAAACCTTACCTTCTGTGAATCCCACCTGTGTAGAAGTCACATCATCCTTATCTTTCACATACATGATCTGTTGCGCTCTGATAATGGCTGCATACTGAATCTGTATTGCATCCCAAATCAGATCAAGTGGGGTTTTGTCTTTCAGGGCATCCATTATATCAAGCGTATCTTCCGGAAGGTACTTTGCAAAGAATCCGTGCTTTACTGCATTACTGTTTCCCTTTGGTGCACCGCCCTTATTTCCCACTGCATTCTTATTGTGTAGGGGTGCACCCATTTTTTTCTTTTTGGGTGCACCCTTTTTTTCTTCTGACCAATGATAGCGTTTCACCCATGATTTCAGGGTGTTCAACGGTATGTTATACTTCTCAATCAGTTCTTTCTGCTTCATACCGTTCAGATAATCGGCTTTCACCTGTTCCTTATCAATTCCCGGCACGATTATCACCGCCTTACTTGTGTTGTTCTGAATAATTCAACGGTCACGCTGAACTGTTCATTTTTCCGTTATACTTCAAAAATGCGGTGAAGGTAGGAGTTTTCACAGCATCATGTCAAAATACTGTTATTTGAGCACCCTTCACCGCATAACAAAAGCCCCTTGCATTATTACAAAGGGCTTTCATCCTGAAATCTAAGGTATGAAAATTTCTATGATTTTCATAGTATTCCAGTTAAGCATATTTTACTATAAACAACTGTCAAAGTCAAGCAAGCTTAACTATTTTTGAACAAAATATTTGATAAATTCTTTACTGCTTCCCGGTGTGTTCTATACACTGTGCTTTGTGACAGTCCAGTTTCACTTGCAATTTGTGAATATTCCATGAATTTCAAATATCTGTAATACAGAATCTTCCTTTCCTCTAAATCTTCAAGTAAATCAATACTGTGCATGACAGCAGCTTTCATTTCAACAAAGGTATCTATATCCTGATTGATTTCTGCACACAGGTCTGCAACCTTGGAACAGCAATCACCTAATTTATCCTTACTTCCTGAACTCTGAACACGTTCTGAATCATTATGTAATGCAGTGCTGCTTGCAATACTGCGTAATTCATCAATCTGTTCCTGTTTCTTGGCAATCATGGAATCAATAGATTTTACCCGGTTCAAATATCTGTATGTTTTATCTATTGGGGTGTTACCTTTTCTTTTTTTCTGAATCATCCTTCACACATCCTTTCCTTTTCACGGTTACACTTGGTTACGGTTGATAAATTGAACCGTAACCCTTGTAAAACACAGTAAAATCAATGGTTTTGACCCTGTTTACATAGGTTACGGTTACACTTACTGTCTATATTCTTATATTTTTATATTTTCATTACTAAGTTAGTAATAAAATACTTCAAAATTAAAAGAAATTGATTTTAACCGTAACCAACCGTAACCGCCAGTATTTACAAGGGTTTCAACCGTAACCGCAAACCGTAACCAACTGTAACTTTATGTGTAACCGATAGTATTATGTAAACCATCACAATAATAAATTGCTTTGCACTACCACCAACCACCACTTTGTGAACCATTGGCAACCGTAACCTGAAAAATTCAACCGTAACCTTTCACATACTGTAACCAATGCAAAGAATCCACATCAGGAACAGAAAGCAAAACAGTGTTGCACCTGATACCGTTAACAGTATTTTCAGCTTTTTCATTACTTGTACCTTCTTCCTGATTGCTTATGTTCCAATTCAACCCTTCCAATGATTTCAAATCCTGCAAGTGCAGCTACATCCCGGAACACATGAATCAGGTGATGAACCTGTCTTTCTTCCCGGCTTATTTCAGCTATTGCCTTACTTGCTGTTGGGTCTGAATAACCTTCAATGTTCTTTCCGTTCATCTTCTGTATCCTTTCTTTTGAAGTTAACTTTTCAAATTCTGTAACCGTCATGGTCAAAATCCATGTAAACAGATGCTGAATATACTGCACCTATACCCAAAAGGAAAAGTGCACCTATTCCACACCCAACACACACAATACCTATAATCAAAACCTTCATTTTGCACCTTCCCTTCTAAACCCTTACAAATATTCTTGTAGGTTTACCGTTTATCTTTTTAACAATGACTTCTGTGTTCAATCGTTTGTTCAACTGCTTACTGAACACTATATTTGACATAGGCTGCATAGCGTTTTCTTGGCAAAATACCAAATACATCCCGTACACATCAGAAGTAGCTTCATTGATGATATAGCTTTCATCATATTCAGCAAGGAAAGCAATAATTGGATTGTTTTCTTCTTCATAATCTTTCACTTGCTTGTCAACCTTTTCTGACTTGGTAAATTCCTGATTGGTAAGCACCCTTTTCAATCCCTGTATACCCAAAGCAATCAGATATTCAAGTGATTCCTGACAAATCAGCTTATATTTGATAAATGGGTCATAATCAGGGTCATTCTTGCTGAACTGTGCATTGAATGGGATGATTACCAATCTTCTAAGCACCGCCCCGGTTTTGTCCTTCATCCGGGGAATGTCATTTGCAGAAAACAGCATCTTAATGTAAGGGTTAAATTCAAAGGGGTCTTGTCCTTTTCGTTCTGCCTTGATTCTGTTACCTGTGACCACCTTTTTGAACATGGCAACCTGTGAACCTTGCAGGAAATCATCACCAATATCATCACCAATGTTTGCCAGTTTTCCAAACATCATTGAAGTGCTGAATCTGTCACCAAGTTCTTTCAGGTCAAGTGCTGATATGTTTTCATCACCAAGGATAGCTTTGACACAATCCAAAAAGGTACTTTTTCCATTGGACTTGTCACCTGTCAGAATGAAAGCCTTCCCCAGTTCATTTCTTCTGTAAAAGCAGTAACCAATGCATTCTTCCAACAATGACCTGATTGCTGCATCTTGGCATGACAGCTTGTTCAATGTTTGGTCAGCAAGTTCAGAATAGGCAACTGGGTTATAGTCCCATGGTATTTTGTTGGTGACCACAATATCAGGTGAAAAAGGAAGCATCACTTCATCAACCACATCATACACACCATTTCTGAAAGCAATATACCGGGCATCTGCCGGGGTAATTACATCACACACAAGGTTCAGATACTTCAAAACCTCTTTTCTTTTGGCATCTGATAAATTTGGTATGTGCTGAATCATTGCTGATTCTATTTCCCGGTAACCATTCTGATAGATACCATTTTTATATATGTGCAAATTCCCATTGATAACCACAATGTGCTGTGTATTCCTCATATAATTTGCAAATTTATCAAACAGGAACTGTGCACCATTGAAGAAAATGGGCTTCTTGAAAGCATCATCACGCAAAATTACTTCCAGTTCATCATCAGACAATGGTTCAGACAGCACCCACCTGTTGATGATTCTGATGGTTTCCCTTGTTTCATCTACTGTGAAATCATTGCTTTGCAAAGTCAGTATGTAGTTGAAAAGTTCCTGATTTCTACCATCCCCGGCTTGCATGGTAAGGAAGTCCATCTTATGCTTCACCGGGAAGAACCACTTTGGAACTTCCTGATATTCGTCACCTTCATCAATATCCCATTCAACAAAGCGTTCTTCACCATTTACTTTTAGCACTTCATAGGTGTCTTTGAATCCAACCTTTATATCAGCGGTCAGCCCTATTGCCAGTGAACAATGGGTCTTACATCCCTGAATCTGTGAGTTTTTAAAGATGAAATGTTTCCCTCGGCTTGTGCAGATAACCTTACAATTCAGCTGCATACCTTCCACAATGTTCATCATGATTTCAGCCTGTTCAGAATCATCAATATCAATGAACATTGTGTCAGTGGAAAGAATACCTGCAAATTCAGGAAGGTTTTTCACCTGCTCATAGGTCTTGAAGTCGGTTCTGCCTTTGAACTTTTCTATGCACTGTTTATTTTTCGTTTCAACATAACCTTTATATAGCACCTTTCATTACCTTCCTTTTTGAACACATTCACTGTGAATAAATATGTCCGTTTTTCTTCTTGTCCTGATATATTCAACATCCGGGAAATCTGAACTGTATATTGGGTTACCGCACACATGGCAATGAACCCCACCAATCTTTTTGTTGAATTTCTTCTTTGCTTCTACCTTATCCATGCAATCACCCCTTCCCAGTTATGCCATTATTCCAAAATCTTTCAGCCTTTTCTTTGCAAGGTCTATATACCAAGATTTATCTAAATTATCAGGAACGTTTACACCAACAACAGAATCATTGAAAATGAAACAATGGTCAGGTGTATTCCCAAACTTTTCAGCCCTGCCACGTGCACCGCCACATCTTAAAATTCTACCATCATCAGGGTCTTTGGATGCAAATACTCTATAAGACTTATATGAATACCTTTTAGTTTTTGTATACTCATACCATTGTTTTATCTTACGAACACCTGACTGTTTCAGAACCCTTCCACCGTGTTCATGCTCTACCCATTTATAGTTTTCTGACAGCTTCACCAACTTCTGAAATTTAATCAGGTCTGTACAATCTCCAATAGTTTTTTCAACAGGGGTTTTATGTACCATGTATTCAACTAATGCTTCATTCAGGATAGGAAGGTCATTGTCAATCTGTGAAAGTTCCTTCACATATGCACCTTTTCTTTCAACCTTCCCTTCTGCATCAATCCACAGATAATTGTTTACATCCTTCTGATAAATTTCAGCTATGGTATCAAGTCCAAGGGTTATACTGCATTTTGCAGTAGAACACCGCTGTTCCCAGTCCCAACAAATATCATCAACCATGTTAAAGGCTTCATCTGTGTCTGGGATTCTGATGATAAGACCATCAGTATTACTTTGTAAAAGTTCAAAGCCCGGTACAACTTCAAGATGTTCAATCAGGTCAAGCAACATCAGCTGACCATTGATGCACATACAGTTATTATTTCTTGGGTCATATGCAGGATTGGTTTCATCTTTCATAGCCCCTGACAATGCATTCAGAAGTTTTTTGTATGGTGCTTGTTCCTTCTTTTTCCCTTCTGCTTTCAACTGCATACGTGTGTCATATACCAATTTATAGTTATCATTGGTTGCAGCCCTTGTAACCAAGTCCCAAGCAATCAGCATTGATGGATAGTAAGAACCCACATCAACATGAAGAATAAGCCCGGTTGCATGAATTGGGTCAGCTGTAGCACCATGCAGACCACCAAAACCAAATGTATGTAGAATACCTGCAACCATCAGTTCAAAGGACTGCTTGTAAAATTCTTTTTTTATCCAATAGGTATCACCACGGCAATCAGTCATTTTTGCTTTAATTTCATCACGCTTTTGTGAAAACCAATCCATAACAACACTGTATTTTTTCAGCTGAATGCATGGAAGAAAGAAATAATCAAATTCATCATCAAAATCCTTCTTCACACACCCAAGCACCTGTGCAGTAATACGTGCTTCTGTATATCCAATCATGTTCAAAGGAAGATTGAACGCTTTAACCACACCATACTGGGCTTCAAATTCAGCTTTTCTTTGAATAAATACTTCAATGGTCTGTTCCACATCATGCCTACAATAAAAAACCGTTTGTTCAATCTCTTTTTCTGTCAATTTTCTGTCTATATTAAAAGGAACTTCTGTTTCCTTGATGTTAGAACCAAGAAAACCTTCCAGTGTTTTCAATCCTATAGGTGGGTTTGGCATTACATCAAAATTATTCAATGGTATGCTGTTCAATAATCTGCTAAACTGCCAAGGTTCACGCTTCTGCACAATTATCCAATCATTCAATTCCTTTGGATTCAGACCACACAGGATTGCTTTCAAAATATACTGGTCATAGTGTCTGCTATTGAATCCAACCCATATATCATATTTATTTGCTTCATATAAGGCTTCCAGTTCTTCCGGGCTATTTATTATCACGTGTTCCTGTTTCTTGGTAACATCAATGAAAACACCAAGCCAATCTTCTTTGAAAACCTCAAAATCATAAAATATCACTACTGTTCACCCTTTCATTGGTGAAGGGTTTAGTTTCCTTCACCCTTCACCTTGATTATAGTTCAGTTAGCTTAACTCAACAAGTAAAAAATTATATATCAAAAACTTCCTTGATGCTGATACTATTGAAAGCATCTGCATCATAATCAACTTCCAGTTCAACTTTTCCCTGAACTTCCTGAAAAATGTCAAGTACATTGGTGACAAAATTGTTATATCCTGTAAATTCAGGAATGGTTGCGGTCTGCAATTTATCAAGCATGGTGATAACGGACTGAATCATTGAACCGTCATTCTTTGTGCCATAAATCACACGATTCAGGAACAGGTTTCTATTCTTATATTCACCTTCCTTGATTTTGCACTGCATTCTGAACATGGGTCTGTGGTCTTTTGTTTCTCCAACTTCCATCTTTTCAATGCTTACAATGTATGTTCCCTTTGGAACATCAGAAAAGTTATTCTTGGAATCTTCTACATCTTTCTGCAAACCTTTCAAATCAACTGCTTCATCAATTTTGCTAAAATCTACTGCCATAATTTTTCACCTATTCAGCCTGTCCCGGCTGCCTTTCATAAAATTTTTGTTATTACCGCTGCAACTATGCAGACAATAAATCCATAAGTAAAGTTTCTTTGATTCTGTTGGGTTTTCTCACCTATCATACCCAACAGACACATAACAGCGCACACCATGAAGAATATCATCTTGCAGAACGTGTCCTTCTTTGTCTGCCAGTAGGTGCAGGTTCTGATGTACTCTGTTCAGGCTGATTATCACCCGGTGTTGCTTCACGGTTTTTGCGCTGTCTTACTGTTCTACCGCTTGCAGGTGTTTCAGGTGGATTGATTGGAAGCTGTGCTTCATCACATCCATCAGGGATATTTCCTGACTGTGCAATTTTCTTAATACCCTGATTAAATTCTTCCCTTGTAATCTGTTTCATCACTTCCACACCATCAACAATTAGGTCAATCGTTTCCCCTTCATGCTTTTTGACATAATTGTCAGTAGCAGGTACATAGAAATATGCATCTTCTTTCAAGGTAACACTGCGTGAATCTGTGTTATCCTGAAAATTGCCTGACTGCTCTGCCTGTCTTTCAGCCCTTGTTCTGCGTGGCGGTGTTTCCAGTTCAGGCTTTGGGACTGAATCAGCTGCTTCACACGCTTCTTCAAAAGGCACTTCTGTCCTTCCATCTGCCATTTTATCAATAGCTTCATCAACTTTTTTCTGATAATCAGCCATTTTTTCAGCATTTTCAGCTTCAACTTGTGACCGGGATTTTCTACCACTTGCAGGTGTGGTATTTTCTGTTGTTCCCCGGTTACCTCTTGCCCTTCTACCATTGGCATCAGGCTTTGCAAGGTCAGAAGCAACCTGTTCATCTGCCTGTTCCATTTCCGCATCAGACTTATATTCACCGACTTCATAAAAATTACGCATCTTATCAGCCACATAATTCAAATCATTGTCAATAGCGTATGCCGGGAACATACCAAGCGGTGATTTTACCGTATCTTTTCCACTGTTCTGTGTATAGAAATAATACTTTCCTTCATTGACTCCTGTTCTAAGTACCACTGTGAATAATCCTTCAATAGTGATTTTCTCACGAAGCAGTTTTCCAATCAGCTTCACAGTGGTCAGCCCATTGTCAAGGGTTTCAAGGTGGGTCATATAGGCAACCACCACATCATCAGGTAAGTCCTTGCATACATCAATGATTTCAAAGTAATTTGCACCAAAGTCATTGTATTTATCCCATCCAGTTTCTTTGATTCTGTTCATATACGGAACAGCAAGGATATATTGAAAATCATCCACCACAAGTAACTTTTTACCTGATACAGCCTGTTCCTTCATATACCGGGTGATTTTGCTTGCATCCGTCACATTGTTCAACAGTTCAAAATGATTCTTGAACGGTAAAGGTTTACCAACAGGATTGACAACAGCTGTTGTTGCCGGGTCACAATTTCTTAAACTTGTACTTTTTCCAGTTCCTGATTCACCCATAATTAAAACCATCTGTGCCATGATTATTTGTCCCCTTTCTTCTGTCTTTTGAACATTCCAAGGAATGTTTCAGCTAAGGATTTCTTTGCCTTACTGGTTGTTTTGATGGCTGCTTTTCTGTGAAAACCTGTGAAATCAGGTTTATTGTGGTATGAATAGCAGCTTCTTTCTCTGTGTTTCTGTGCTGTTGCCATTATTCTTCACCTTCCTCTTCTTCAAAATCATCAACATCATTTGCATAAATGCTCAAATATTCTGTTGAACCATATTTCACGTGATTAGCAGATTCAATGACAATTCTACCTTCACCTTGGTCAACACCTGTGTCACTTGACAAACGAACTTCTACATCATCAGGAATGTCTTTTATAACACTCTTCAATTCACCAACAGTCAATGCTTTCATTATTCTTCACCTTCTTCCTTTCCACCTTCAAGAACCTTTGAAGCCCACATATCAGCCCAGTGGATAATCATTGATAACTGGGTTTCATGTCCCTGCATATCATACTTCATGAAATCATACAAACCGTCATGACATAAGATAGCCCATTCTTCATCTTCTGTAAGGTCAATGAAAAGTGTTGCTAATTTTACACTTCTGACAGCGTGCGGAACAGGTAACAAGTCCGGGTTACGCTTGTAAGGCTTTGCATCTGAACGCTTTCCTGATTTCAGGATGTTTTCAACATACATCTGTTTGTCAAAATCCCCTACTTTTCCAAGGTCATGAAGTAAAGCAGCAATCACAACGCTGTTCTGAATCTCGTTATAAGCAGCACCGCCAAGCAAAGCAACACCGATTTTTTCAGCCATACGCATTACATTTACACTGTGTTCAGCAAGTCCACCTTCTTTACAGGTGTGGTTTCCACCGCTTGAAGGTGCTGTTAAGAACCCTGATTCACCCATGTAATCAAGTAATGCAGCCATGCCTTCCCTACCTGTTTTCATAAGGGAATCACGAATAATATCAGCATAGTTGACTTCCTTTTCTGCTACATTTGCAGGTGTAGCAACCTGTTCTTCTGTTTTCTTCTTTCCTGCCATTGTTTCAATCTCCTTTTAGTTTTATTTCCCAACGCTTTTGTTCTTCAATGTTTGCAAGATACCAAGCGTCAAGTTCATATTTTTCTTTGTTGAACTCTTTGAACTGTTCAAACTCTTTGGGATAAAGAAGCACCCCTATCCCCCCGGCTTCCCTGATTTTTTTCAGATTGTAAAGCTGTAACAGGCTTGGTTTTCCATTATCTGCTTTCAACTCAATTCCTAAGAACCTGCCACAATCACAAACCAACAAATCTGGTATTCCACTTTTTGTAAATCCACCGCCACCCCAATATTTCAGATGCCAGTCATTCCTTTCATCAAGGTATTTTTTCACTTTTTCTTCAAAGTTCTTTTCAGCTGCCATCAGTCCACCATATACTGATAGGTTCTGTATAATCTTTGAACCGCCAGTTTTTCCCTTTCTGTCAATCTGTCAGATTCCCGCAATTTATTCAAAATCTGTGAATCTTCAAAGGTAAACTTTCTTAAAATCCTTACAAGGGTATTCCCTTGAACCTTCCAAACACTTACTGTACTGTTGGCAATCTTTGCAAGTCATTTCACCACCTTTTTTCTCTTGCACAGACCTGTATTCCAAGCGTGCTGAATATTTTCTGACTGTGTGACCCATTCAAGCTGTGATGCCCGGCAATCATGCTTTTTGCCCTTCTTGTGGTTCACAATGTTTTTGGTTTCCGGGTCAGGGTTTGGAACATAAGCAACTGCAACTAAAATATGTAATCTACAATTTTCACCATCCAACTTCACCCTAAGATAACCATTACCATCATCATATGGTGTCACCATTCTACCAGTTCTTTTATTTCTAACTTCACCCATCCTGTTTATTTCATAATTTGGGTGTGAATCTATCGTTTTAAATGCTATTTTCACGGTGCACACCTCACTTTATACTGAAATAATGGTCACCTATCTTTTTCCAGTCTGTTCCATATTGGGAATATCCTTCACAGCTGAAAAATAGCACATCATAATTTGTTCTTGATTCAAGTTCTTCCCGGACTGCCTGAAAGGTTTCTTCTGTAGGCTCTACTTCCCAAATCCTTCCATCTAAAACCACGCTGAATTGATTTTGCTGTAAAATCACATCTGTGATATTATCCGGGTAATCTGCATCATCAACCCTGTTCAAAACTACATCACACACATATTTCTTACCAATCAACCCTTGATTTCCTGCTTCCGCTTCCACACACAGGGCAAGTAGTTCAAGGCTGTCATAATAGGCTTCTTCCGCAAGTTCTTCTTCCGTCATTTCATAGCTTTGAAAGTTAACTTTCAAATTTTCATCACCTTCCATGATTTCAGTTTGTTCATTGAACTGTTCAAATAGCCCTGAATCATAATAAACAGGCATTTTTGAAGGTGTTTGATGATTTACAGCGTACAATGAAATTGGAATACCCAAAGCACAGCCGACTATGAAACTAAAAATGTTCTTTTTCAAATAAGTAATCATCATATTCCTTTCCAAGCCTTAAATTTATTAGGTTCTTTTCTTCAATGCTACCTTTACAAAGCATATAATAATAAAAGCATTTATTGGCTTGTCCTATCCTGTGTGTACGTTTCTTTGATTGCTGCCATAAATCACATGAACCCTTACCAAAAGGAAGTGTAAAATACACTGTTTTGTTGGCTTTCTGCAAATTCAACCCCATTGCCCCGGCTTGATACTGAACAAAAGTAACAGAATCTGTTTTTTCTTCATAGGCTTTTAGGTCTTTGGTGCTGCCATTTACAACACTGAATGGTCTGTCTTGGGATATTGCTATTTTTTTCATAGCTTCCAATTCAGCTGTGAAATTATAAAAAACAATCAGCCTGTCCCCTGCTGATTCAAGCAAATCAGCAAATGCTTCTAATTTTAGCTTAGAATACTGACCGCATAACTGCCTTGCATATAAAAACTTAACAAGTACAGTATCACCCACAAGTTCAATCCTTGGTGTTACATCCTGACCATAAAAATCTGAATCATCTTTAAATTCACAAAGATTCAATGTATCAATGGTGATGATGCTGTTTTTCATGAATTTCTTGTATTCTTTGGAAGAATCAACCTTGATGTTTATTTCCTGTTGTTCAGGAAGGTCAAACACATCTTCTGTTTTCATAAATATTGCGCCATGCTCTGCAAGTTTCCGCTTCAAATGCTCTAAGTTCTTATAACCCACAACACGCTGTCTTTTGAAACCTGTGTTTCCATCTTCTACCCATTCTGTATCAATGTAACTGTTCCAATAGCACTTTTCTGTAATATCCCAACCAAGCAACCGCAACTGTGACCACAATTTTTCATATTTACCTGATGATGGTGTTCCTGATAAAAGAATCACATTTTGGGGTGTCATTTTAAGTACCGCTTTTGACCGTTTGGCTGTTTCATTCTTAATCATCTGTGATTCATCCAGTAACAAGGTAAAATCACTTATATGGGCTATATATGACCTTCTGAACAGCAAATCATAGTTAATAACACCAACAATATACGTGTCTGAAAGAACACCTGCATTCCCTTCCACGATTGCCTGAAAAGTTTTACTGTCCTTTTTCTGTGTCAGATTCAGAACCAAATAGTCACCATCATAATTTTCATTGAAGTGGTCAACCCAGTCCTGAACCTTTGATTTCTGACACACCACAAGATTGTGCAAGGCATCAAGTTCATACATCTTTTCAGACCCAACAAAGGTTTTGCCAAGACCCATATCAAGAAAATATCCAACCCTGTTGTGGGTCTTGGTCAAATCCAATGCTTGCTGCTGATGTTCGTACAGCGTTATCATTCTTTTACATCATCAGGTAAGATTTTGATTCCTGTGACCTGTTCAAAAATAGCCGGGTCAAAATTAGGAAGTGCCCTGATGATGTTCCTGTTATGTTCTGACAGTTCATCCCACCAAATCTGACCACATTCAGATTCATCAAGAACTTTCATATAACCGCCTGTTGTTTCATGGGAAGGATGTGCTGATTTTTCTTTATCTGTCATATCTTCTGAATAAATCCATTCCACAACATTCTTTGGAATCTGATTCATCAGATACCTTGCATCTGAACGCAGCCAATCTTCAAATGACCAAGTGGAAGGTTTATTGAAGAACATTATGGGTTGCTGTACCGTACAGAAGCACCCTGTGGATTGGTTGCAACTGTTCCAGTCCCCGGTGTTCCAGTCCCCGGTGTTCCAGTCCCCGGTGTTCCAGTCCCCGGTGTTCCTGTTCCCGGTGTTCCAGTCCCCGGTGTTCCTGTTCCCGGTGTTCCAGTCCCCGGTGTTGCAGAGACCTGTGCAATCCTTCCCTGTATTTACGATTGTCAGAAGTTCCTGCCAAGGGATTTCACGCACAATCTGAATCTTATTTGTGCAAGCCTTGGAATCATCACCTGAATAATCAACAGCCCTCAAAGCAACCACTTCTGCAACCTTATTGTTGGAATCAAATCTGTAATAATTGAAACAATCAGATGCTTTCAAACAGAAGTGAAAACCTCTGTCACAACATGAAGGTTCAACATCTTCTTCAAATATCTTTCCAACTTCATATTGAAAATGTCTGCAAGTCCAGTCAGGATTGAAAACCTTAAAACCTCTTACAGCTTCCTGAACAGCTGTTTCTTCAAATACTTTGTTCTGTTCCATCTTATAACCATTCCTTTCTACACAGCCATGCTTGCATTGACCGGGATTCCAGTACATTCAGTAAACTTCTTTGAACTGATGAAATAAGACCACTGTGTTGATGTCTGTACCGCATAACCAAACGGAAATACACCCTGTCTAAGTCCTTCATACACAAAATTGTTTTTCTTGTGCATCAGCTTTGCAGCAAGTTCAACAGGAACATTGAACACTTCTTCTGTGTTCAATCCAGTCTGTTTGACTACTGTTTCACCTGTGGGAATATCTGCAAGTTCTTCAACCGTGCAGCCAATAGCATCTGCTAACACCTTGATTCTTTCAGATGTGGGTACATTCTTCCCTGAAAGATACTGGGAAATAGAACTTTTCCCTACACCTGACAGCTGTGAAACCTTTGTTACTGACAGCCCTTTTTCTGACATGATTTTCTTCAAATTTTCTCCAAACATTTCTTTCATCCTTTCTTGGTTTATTTTCCTTAACCGTTGCATACTAACAGTTTAGTTTGCTTAACTTTTGGGGTAAAAAAATATACTGGTATGAACTCTTTTGGAATATCAAGCAGTTCACAAGCCTTGTTCATTTCATCCTGTGTAAAGGAAACTGAACCGTTCAATTTCTTTGACAGGGATGTTTTTGAAATACCAAGTGCTTTTGCAAATTCTTCCTGTGTATGAAACACTTCCCGGATTTTACCCCTTAACTTATCATAATTCATTGCCATATTATTCACCTTCTTTCAATGGAAACCAATTTTTATTGTACTGCTTTCTGATTCTCATTTTCACACCTTCCCGGTTGATGATAGAAAACCGTTGTTTGGATGCTTCCAGTTTCCTGATATATTCATCAGCTTCACCAACAGAATCAAATGTCAAAATTTGTTCAATCCAAGCTGCTTCAATGTGTTTCATCTGCCTTTTCTCCTTTCTATACCCAAATTTCATTTTCATTGTCAAATATCTGACAGAACAAAAATTCTGCTACATTTACAACTATTGAATTACCTGCCATTTTATAAAGCTGTGTGTTTGAAATACCATTTGCAACTAATATATCAAAATCTTCATCTGAAAAACCCATCAATCTAAAATATTCCCTTGGGGTCATTGCCCTGACAGCTTCATCATGTTCTAAGATTTTCACCTGACGCCCCCCCCACTAACTGTTTTGATTGTAGGGGAAATGCCTTGTGGTGAATATACTCTGTTCATTTGGTCATTCTCATAATGTTTTAAATCTGCAATCTGAATGATTTTGTTCAATGGTGATACACCACCTTTACACATTTTGCACCTTTATAATCACGTGCTAACAAGGTGTCACATATCCCCCCCCCTTGACTGAATCCTTGATTTTTCCTTGTGATAAGAATTAAATTCTATCTTTTTCACTTTATCTTCTGACAGATAAAATTTTTCAGGAACATCCCCTTCAAGTAAATCACCCAAGCATTTTCGCAAAGGTACTGATTCTGGGAAATGAAATATTCCTGTATCAATATCTTTTCTGATAGATACAATGAAAACCCTTTCCCTTTTTTGTGGTATTTCAAAATCAGCAGCATTGAGAACTTTCCAATAATTGTTATACCCGGCATCTGATAAACTGTTCAATACAAGATTGAATTGCTTACTAAATTTAGCACTGGTCAAGTTTTTTACATTTTCAGCAATGGCAACCTGTGGTTTGCAGTGTTCAATTATCCGTAACGCATCAAAGAATAAACCGCTTCTTGTTTTTGTTCCATCTGAATTGAAAAGTCCTTTTTGTAATCCTGCAAGTGATATATCCTGACAAGGGAAACCATATGTGATTAAGTCAACCTGTGGAAGATTACTTTCATCAATTTTAGTTATATCACCAAGATTTAATGATTCAGGTACTTTATGAATCAGGGAATAGGCTTTGCTTGCATAACTGTCTATCTCACTATATCCAACAAGTTCATATGGAATATGCAAATTAGTTAATGCTTTTTCAAATGAACCTATTCCGCTGAATAAACTCAAATACTTTATCATGTTTGTCCTTTCCAATGGAAGGTGGGATTTATTCCCCTTCTTCCATTTCCATTTCACAATCCATACACTGAACACGAACAACCTTTGTTGCCCGGATGATAAGACCACAGCAAGGGCAAACATATTTGCGTGAACTTTGTGAGGATGTTTTTTTTGTCTTTATCTTTGCAGCTGAATCCCGGTAAATACCAAAGCCTGTATCATTCATCTTTCTGATAAATTCCTGCGCTTCATCATTCAGCTTTGTCAAAGTCCATCCATACTTGGGGTGTTGTTCAATGATAAGACCATGCTGTTCAGCAACTTCTTTGAATTTCTTATTGTGATATGTTCCACCCCGGCTTGTATCCTGAACACCGTTCTGCAAGTTCCAAAGATGAACCATTTCATGAAGAAGTGTTCCACACAGTTCTTCAAATTTTCTTGTCAGGTGTTCAGCACAGATGTTGATTTCATAATATCCTGCATCTTTATCTTCACTGTCAGCTTCCTTCCAAGCCTTCCAAGATGTACACCAACCATAAGCACCTTTTGTTGTGTCCGGGCTTACTGTGATAACTGGTGTTTGAAGTTCACCACCATAGAAGCGGTCATTGAATTTTGAAAATAGCTTTTCAAGTTTATCAATTACAGGTTTTAATGATTCCATATTGCTTGTCCTTTCTTTCAGTTCCTTCAAAAAGTTGTCTATTGTCAGCACACCTTGGAACAATCAGGGGTGTCTTACCTTATCAGATTTCACATTAAAATCTGCAAACCTGTCAGCCAACATTGAACCTTTTGAACGGTTGTGTTCAAACCGTTGGGGTTTTCACCTTAAAAACCACCAAAAACCTGTT